GCTGACGCTTGTGGTGCTGAAAGAAACTGTCGATGTGCAGGAAAACGAATTTACCACCAATCAGGTTACGCAATATCGCGTCCTTGACCTGACGGAAAAAGGTTATCGCGTTCGCGTAATGACCGAAGACAACGAACTGATTAGCGAAATGTTCCCCATGCGAAATGGCAGCACATTGCGTTACATCCCGTTCGTCATCCTTGGGGCCAACAGCGCGACTGCCACGGTGCAGAAGCCACCATTACTTGACTTGGTAGATACGAACCTTGGTCACTATCGCAACAGCGCCGATTATGAGCATGGCTTGCACTTCACTGGCTTGCCAACCCCATACGTTGCGGGTGTGCAGTTACCAGAAGGCGCAAGCCTTGCTGTCGGCTCAATGAGCGCATGGATATTCCCCGACCCAGCCGCAAACGCTGGCTACCTTGAATTTAAGGGCGATGGTCTAAAGACACTGCGCGAAGCACTGAAGGACAAAGAACAGCGCATGGCTGTCTTGGGCGCACGGATGCTTGCCGACGATAAGCGCACCGCTGAAGCCTTTGGCACGGTTGAATTGAAGACCGCTGGCGAACGGTCAGTGCTTGCGTCAATCAGCCGCTCTGCATCTGACGCTATCACACGCGCACTGAACTGGATGGCCGAATGGGTCGGCGCACCACAGGACGTAGAATTTAGCCTGAACACCGACTTTGGCGCTGCGCGTATGGCTCCACAGATGGTCACAGCATTGCTTGGCGCATACCAAGGCGATGCAATGCCGCTTTCCGTTCTATTCGAGAATTTCCAGCGCGGTGAACTTGTTTCGCCTGACATGGAATTTGAAGAATACGAAGCGCAGTTAGCCGACGCTGGCCCAAGCTTTGATGAAGAAGTGCCTGACGTTTCTGATGAGGTCGCGCCTGACAATAGCTTGCTTGACAACATCCGCAGCCGTTTGGGGCTTTAAGAATGGCTATCAGCGAGGAAATAATTGCCTCGCTAGTAGAGGCTGTTGCTGCGTTAAATCGGCGCACCAACGATGCACTGTCACGCACGATGATAGCAGGGCCACAAGGTGAAGCTGGCCCACAAGGTGAACGGGGCGAGGATGCACCTCCTGTTACTGACGAACAAATCAAAGCTGCTGCTGTCGCTTGGCTGCAAGATAACATATCACAGCCAGCCGACGGCATTGACGGACAAGACGGACAGCAAGGCCCAGAAGGTCGCCCACCGACGGATGAGGAGATACAACTTGCAGTCAATGTCTGGTTTGAAATTAACCGCGCTTCATTGGTTGGCCCTGCTGGAAGCGATGGCCGCGATGGTGCTGATGGTCGGGATGGCCGCGATGGTAGCGATGGTCGTGACGGTGCTGCTGGTGCTGATGGTTCCGACGGCACTGGTGTGGCACTGGTGGAGCAGCGCGACGATACGTCTTTCTGGATAACACTGACGGATGGTCGGGAATTTCAGATTGAACTGCCCAAGCCCAAGGTAAGTGGCTTTTATGGCGGCGGTGGTGGCGGTGGCGGAAGCGGTGGCGCGACTTATTTAAGCGAATTGCAAGATGTTGCCGTTGCTGGTATTCTCAACGAAGACATTTTGCAGTATGACCAAGACGCGCTATTGTGGCGCAACAAGCCTGTCATCATTGATGGCGGGACATTTAGCTAAGGACAGGCGATGGCACGGATACAAATAAAGCGCGGCTTAAAAGCCAATTTACCAACAACAGGTATGCTGGCTGGCGAACAGCACTTTACGACTGACCGTTCAACGATGCACGTTGCTATCGACGCAACAACGTCACAACCTGTCGTGCCAGCCGTTGATGACCTTGGCGCAATCGGCGCGATTGATGGCGCAGCCGACTTGCTGATGGTGCATGATGCCAGCGCAACAGGTATCAAGGCGAAGAAAATCACGATTGCCGACTTTAAGACGGCACTAAACATCCCCAATGGCGACACCGACGAAAAGGTTGCTATCGTTGCTGGCGGCACTGCTGGCTACATTTGGGGAACCGACGGCACGAATGGCGTCATCCGCCTTAATTCGTCGATGGAATGGACAAAAGACGCTGGAAATGGCTTTGTAACTTTGGCTGTGGGGACTGTAGACCTCGGCACGTTCTAAAAACATTATCCCAGCTATATAGCAGAAAAGGGAAGCCATATGGCATTATTGAAGTTCAAGCGCAGTGCTGTTCCTGCGAAAGTTCCTGCGCTTAACGACCTCGCATTGGGCGAACTGGCTATCAACACTTATGATGGCAAAGTTTACACCAAGAAGGATGACGGCACACCCGCTATCGTCGAAATTGGCGGCAATTCCAGCGGCATCACCACAATCACATCGACTGATGGTTCGGTTACTGTAACTGGCAGCGGCGCAACCCGCGACCTGTCCGTTGCCGTTGCTGGTTCGACCACAAACGTCCTTGCCCTTGTCCGCAACAACACTGGCGCGACATTGGCTAAAGGCACTGTCGTTTACATCAATGGTTCACTTGGTCAGAACAGCACTGTTGCCAAAGCTATCGCTACGAGTGACGCAACGTCTGCTCAAACCCTTGGCTTGATGACAGCCAACCTTGCTAACAACGCCACAGGTTATGTCACTGTTATTGGCGTCCTGACAGGCATGAACACATCCGCATTTTCGGATGGGCAACAGCTTTACCTAAGCCCGACAACCGCTGGCACATTCACTGCGACCAAACCATATGCGCCCAACCATATGGTATATGTTGCCGTCGTTGAACACGCTCACCCAACGCAGGGCAAGCTATTCGTCAAAGTGCAAAACGGTTACGAAATGGATGAATTGCACGATGTATCGGCGCAAAATCCAGCGAACAACGATGGCTTGTTTTACAACACAACGTCTGGCTTGTGGGAAAAGAAGTCTATTGCCACTGCGCTTGGCTACACGCCTGTAAATCGCGCTGGCGACACTATGACGGGGAATTTAACCGTCAACAATACTGTAACCGCTGCAATTTTGGGTAGCACAGCTTACAATACACCATCCCTTTTAAGGCCAATTGTCGGTGACGATAACTGGGCATTTGGTGGTTTTCAATCCGCAGAACAATACTGGATGCAAGTGCAGTTTTACGGAGTTGGTGACGATAATCGTGGCTTTCGTGTTCTTGACAAAAATGGCGGAACTGTAAGGTTTCGGGTCAATGGTGCGGGTGATGCTTATGCAAGCAATGCGTTTCGCGCACCCATCTATTATGACAGCCCCAATAGCGCCTATTACATTGACCCTGCTGGCACATCCAACCTAAGTGGCGTGACACTTGATGGCACGTTGACGGGTGTAACAGGTCGCTTTGCCAAAAACCAAACCGCTGGAAACTACACCACGGCTGCTTTGTGGACTGAAAGCTACGGGAACACGGCAACTGGCATTGCATTCCACATTAGCGGTGTAGTCGGCAAATTCCTTGAAATGCGGACTGATGGCATTCTGTATTGGCAAGGAACAATGAACGCTGATAGCGAACTTCGTGCGTCAGTTTTTCGAGATAGCGTCAACTCTGCATATTTTTTAGACCCAGATAGCACATCTGTTCTGAACGTAGTTCGCCCCAACATTATCCAATCGTCTAATGGCAACACTGCAATTGTTCTTGATAGCACAACTTGGACGCAATTTGCTGACCCTAATGGTGGAACTAAATTGTGGCTTGGTGGAACCGCCGACCCAAACAACTATTACAATGCTGGTATTCACTTCTTCCGCAACACTTCTAGCGGCGTTACCATGACGATTGATAATGCGGGGAACGCAATAGCTACCTCATCTTTCCGCGCACCTATCTTTTATGACACACCAAACACTGCGTTTTATGTTGACCCGTCGGAAACATCCAACCTCAACTTTTTGAATGTAAGTGGTAGTTCTGTATACCGCAGCGATTGGACAACGCGCTTTCAATCGCCAAGCGACTTCGTTGACGGCACATTAGTTACAACCGACATTCCCGCGACAGGTTGGGCTGGCGACAGCTTTGTCATTGAGATTACGGGCAAAAGTTACGACCAAAACAACCCGCCATTTAAGGTTGTGGCGCAAGGCTATCTGTATAACGACACTATCATCAACTACAGTGGGATATCGTATGCAGGAAACTTCGCATCTTACATAAAGGTATTCCAAGACGGCGGCGTTTTAAAATTTTGGTGGCCGCGCATAAGCTATTGGAACTCGTTTAACGTCAACGTCATGTCGATGGACGGGCAGACGAACGGCACAATTACGCGCAATCGTGTAACGGCTATCGGTAACAGCACGGAACCCACGGGAACCAAAAAGCAGCAAATTAACCTTATCAAATTTTTAAGGTCTACGGAAACTGCCGCAAAAGCAACCGACTTGAACCAAGAAAGATATGTAAATAACGATTTTAATACGCTTGGAACATCACCCCAAGTATTTAGGGCGTATACAAACTATATTCCTTCTGGCGGGTCATATAACCAGCCAACTGGCGGAGGCCAAGATTTTAAGGTTCTTCAGTGGGGCGATGTGCAAGGAGGCACATCAGGAAACTGGGGCGGTCAAATTGTTCAAAACTTCTACGATGACCGTATGTGGTTCCGCAGAAGCTATGGAACAACATGGCAAGCATGGCGCGAATTTATCCACGACGGAAATGTTGGCAGCTTTGCCATGCGAACTGACGCATCGGCAACCAACAGCGTTGATATTCGCGCACCTATTTTTTACGACAACCCAAACACTGCGTATTATCTTGACCCTGCTGGCAACTCTGTTTTGGGAACTGCGAGTTTTGGGGAAACGACAGGAAGCAACACAGGTATCAGCGTAATATCTAGCACAGGTGGCTATGGTCGTATTCGCTATCTTGAAGGTGGGACAAATCAACACACCATTCACTTCTTCTCGTCGGGGTGGTCAGGCAGTATTGAAACATCTGGCAATTCCATCAATCTTGGCGCGGCTGGTGCAGTCACGATGGGGCCGTGGAATGCTCCTTGGGAGATAGTCGGCCCAAGTTACGCGCAGCACAATACAACTTATCGCGCACCCATCTTCCGCGACAGCAACAACACTGCCTATTACGTTGACCCAGACGGCACTTCAAACCTTTACCAGATTACTGGCCCCGTAACCTATGGCAGCTACGGCTCCATCAGTATCAGTGGTTCATTAAATGGCTATGCGGGCATCGCATTTCCCGCTGCTGCTTGCACGTTGATGATGGGCAATGGTAGTAGCACCCCCGCTGGTTTCTACTTTGGGAATTCTGCATGGGGTATGTATTGCTATAGCAACGCTGGCATTTACACCCACATCATGTATGATTTGGATGACAGCGCATATCGCGTTGACCCAACAGGAACTTCGGCGCTGTCCACCGTTACGTTTGGCTCTAACCACACTATTGGTGGAGGCGGTGGCAGAATTATTCCGTCTACTGGCTCCCCATATTCTTTGCGGCAAGAATTTGGCTCCGACAATACTGGCTGGCGCTATGGCATTGCTAAAAACGTCAGTGGTTCAGTAACTGTTCTTTTCTATGTGCAAGACAACGGTGATTGCGTTGCTACGGGCAACATCACTGCCTATTCCGACATCCGTATCAAAGCTAACGTCGAGACAATTCCAAACGCACTGGACAAGTTAGGCCAGATACGGGGCGTTACCTACACCCGCACGGACATGGATGACAATGAGCGGCGCTACGCTGGCGTCATCGCACAAGAAATTGAAGCCGTTTTGCCAGAGGCTGTCGGCGGTGACGAAAATGCTAAAACCGTTGATTACAATGCTACTATCGCTTTGCTAATTGAGGCTGTAAAAGAACTTTCACTTAAAGTAAAAACGCTTGAAGAAAAGGACAATTGAAATGACGCTTTCCTACACATGGGCAATCACATCCCTGAAGAAAACCACCGACGGCAACATTAGCAATGTCGTGGTTCAAACAAATTGGACTTGCATAGGCACTGACGAAGATGGCGACAGCGGCACGTTTAACGGCGCAACACCATTTCCGTTGAGCAGCGTAGACCCTGACAATTTCATTCCTTATGAAGAACTGACTGAAGCCGACGTTCTTTCATGGATACAGGCCGTGGTTGTTGGTTCGTATAAGGAACACATTGACGCGCAAATCATGAAGCAGATTGCGCTTATCAAAGACCCAGTTGTTGAAGTGCCAAGCAACGAATTGCCTTGGTCGCCACCAGTTGAAGAAGGTGATGCACCCGCAGCACCAGTTGAAGAAGGAGCAAGTGAATGAACCCCGAATTAGACAAATATGACGAAGCGCAGCAACACGCGCAGCAAGCAATGCAACAGCCACAGTTGCAAATCACAGTTTCTGTAAATGAGATTAACCTCATTTTTCAGGCGCTGGCTGAATTGCCGCATCGCGTTTCTGACCCGCTTATTCGCAACCTAATGCAACAAGCACAGGCGCAAGTCGAAAAACCTAATTGATGAATGTATCGGATAAACTCCTTGACCTGACCATCATACGGCAACTGCTATTAGAGCGGGTTATTGCTGGGCAAAGTGCTGCGCTAAACAAGCAGCTTGACGCCATTGCAGCCGCGCTTGAAAAGCAGTTGAAGGGCAAGGAGTTTACCGAATACCAAGGCAAGCGGCTGGATAAAGCCATTGCTGAACTGAAGAACATCGTAACGGTCAATGAACCTGATTTAAGCGACCTTACAGAAGCAGAAGCATCGTTCTTCAGGGATGCTATGGTCAACGTCGGTATTGACGCTGTGCTGCCCCCTGTGACCGTATTGGAAAGCGTTGCACAAAGCAGCCTCATACAAGGCGCGACAATCGGCAATTGGTTTTCACGTTTAACCGAAAGCGCACGTTTCGACGTTGAGCGCGTCGTTAAAAACGGCGTCTTGCTTGGGCAGACGAACGCACAGATTGCCAAAGAACTTATCGGCATTGGTGATAAGGGCGGTGAACCGATTGCCAAGGCACGGCGCGATGCAATGGCGATTACACGCACAGCCGTTCAGACTGTAGCCAAAGACGCAAGGCTGGCATCACTGGAAGCCAACGCCAACATCATTAAGGCGGTGCAATGGGTTTCGACCTTGGACAGCCGCACAAGTTCCATTTGCATGGCACGTTCAGGCAAGACATGGAGTTACCCTGACTTTAAGCCCATCGGTCACAAAATCCCGTGGAATGGTGGCCCACCCGCGCACTGGAATTGCCGAAGCAGCTTTATCCCGATTACGAAATCATTTGAAGAACTGACGGGCGGCAAAATTAAGGACAGGGTTGAACCATCGACCCGTGCCAGCATGGATGGCGCTGTTGCTGCCGACCTGACATTTGACCAATTCCTAAAGAGCAAACCCCCCGAATTTGCAGACAAGATGCTTGGCAAAGGCCGTGCAGAACTTTGGCGCAGCGGAAAGATTACGTTAAACCAACTGTTAGACCAGCGTGGAAACCCGCTGACTTTAGCACAGTTGAAGCGACTATAGTAATGTAGTGTTTACCGTGATAAGAGAAAAGTTACGCCAAGGCTGTGCTGCGGCATAAACCGCCCCCGTGGGGCAACCAAGTCCAGAGGACAAATCTATGAGTGAAGAACGGATTGCAGAGTTAGAAGAAGCGATGGAGGCAATGAATGCCAAAAACGCTGAACTTTTAAGGGAAGTCAAAATTGCCAGAGCGAAAGCAAAGGGCGTTGAGATAGACCCAAACGATTTTATGGCGCTTCAGACTGAAAATGAAACGCTTAGGTCGCAACTCGAAAAGGTTGCAAAGGATAATGCGAAGACGGTTGAACAGTTGCAAGCAAGCCTGAATGAAAAGGATGGTGCGCTTCAGTCTTATTTAATCGACAACGGGTTAAACGATGCAATGCTAAAGGCTGGTATCAAACCTGAATTTATGGCGGCAGCAAAGGCCATGCTGAAGTCACAAACCAAGTTGATGGCTGATAACGGTCAATATTCTGCACTTATGGGTGACAAACCGCTGATTGAAGCGATTGCTGAATGGGCTGCTGGCGATGAAGGTAAACACTTCGTTTCTGCACCCGCGAACTCTGGTGGTGGAGCCACTGGCGGGACGGGCAATGGTGTTCCTATCGCACCGAAGGGCAACCTTGGTGGCGATAAGACGCAGCGGACAAATGCAATTAAACAAATGTTCCCTGACCTACCATAAGGATTTTGAATTATGTCTCTTTCGCAAATGAAGGTATTTAACGAATACGTTATGCCAGCAACCATCGAAACTCTCGCCCAAATGGTCGAGAAGTTCAACGCAGCATCGGGTGGCGCAATCCGTTTGACCACGACTGGCTTTGATGGCGACTTCTATCAGGAAAGCTTCTTCGCTGCCGTGCATAGCGCACAGCGTCGCGTTGACCGTTATGCTTCGCAAGCATCGGCTACCGCAACTGACCTGACGCAACTTCAGCTTAATGGCGTAAAGGTTGCTGGTGGCTTTGGCCCCATCCGCTTTGAGCCTTCGCAGCTTACATGGTTGCAGAAGCCAACGTCGGAAGGCATCGAAGTTGCATCGCGTAACTTTGCTGAAGCACTGATGGCTGACCAGCTTAACACTGCTATTGCCGCAGTTGCCGCTGCAATTGCCAACCAAGGCGCTGCAACGACTGTTGACGTTTCTGGCACTGGTGCTGTCACCTATGCCACGATGAACAGCGCAAACGCTTTGTTCGGTGACAATTCGTCGAGCATCGTTGCAAACGTCATGAACGGCGACAGCTATCACAAGCTGATTGGTCAGAACCTGACCAACGGCGCACAGTTGTTCGTTGCACAGAACGTGCAAGTTGTGGACATCCTTGGCCGTCCTGTCATCGTGACTGACGCCCCTGCATTGTTCGTTTCTGGCACACCAAACAAGAACCGTGTTCTTGGCCTCGCAGACAGCGCAGCAATCGTTTATGACGGCGGCGACGTTATCAGCAACATCGAAACCAACAACGGTCAGACCCGTATCGAAACCACGATGCAGGTCGATTACACCTTTGGCGTGGCTTTGAAGGGCTACACTTGGGACATCACCAATGGCGGCAAGTCGCCAACGGATGCTGAACTTGCAACTGGTTCCAACTGGGACAAGGTTGCAACGTCCATCAAGCATACTGCTGGTGTTATGGCGATTGGTTCTGCTGCTTAATTAAGCGCAGAGCGGGGGCCGTCGGTTGGAAGGGCGGCCCCCAATCTATTTGGAGGATTTTATGGCTAAAATCATTTATGAACCGCATCCAATGAACCCAGCGCGTAAAGCTAAATTGCAAGAGCAAGGGTATAAAATCATTGATGCTATTTTTGCCCCCGCTGGCACACCTTTGCACGAAAAACTGGATGTAGAAGAAATCCCTGCTGAAGTTGAAGCCGCCATTGCCCCAGAGGTAGTTGAAGTGGTAGAAGCGCCAGTAGAAGAAACACCAGCCGTTGAAGAAGCTGCTGAAGAAGCACCTGTGGTCGAAGAAGCCCCAGTTGCCGAAGAAGCAGAAGCAGCGACGAAAACTGGCAAAAGCCGCAAGGAGTAACAAATGGCATTCGTGGTCGAAACAGGTGCAGGGCTTTCTAACGCAAATAGCTATGCCAGCGTTTCGGCTGCGGATGGCTATGTTGCTGACCGTGGCATAACGGGCTGGTCGAGCCTGTCGCAATCAATCAAAGAGCAATCGCTGGTTAAGGCAACAGACTATCTGGAAGCCACATACCGCGATGCTTGGAAGGGCAATCGCGTCAGCGAAACGCAATCATTGTCATGGCCGCGCTATAACGTGGTCGTGGATGGCTTCAATTACCCTAGCGGTGTTGTGCCACCACAGGTCATAAACGCTTGCGTGGAAATGGCGCTACGGGCTTCGGCTGGCGATACGCTGATTGCTGACCAAGGCCAAAAGGTGAAGCGCGAAAAGATTGACGTAATTGAGGTTGAATACCAAGATTATTCCGACCCGACGCAGCGTTACCCATTCATCAATCGGATATTAACGCCCTATCTTTTATCCGCATCTGAAAGCGGGTTTGGTGTAACACGGGTTGTCCGCACATGAGCAGCCAAGCGCAAACAGCATCACGGCTGCTTGCTAAATATGGCGAAGCGGTGTCCATCATATTCCCTGTTTATGGCGCGACAGACCCCATCACTGGCGCAGTCATCGGCACGAACACCAGCACGACAATAACAGGCAAGGGTTATCCCGCTGCTTACCATAAGCGCGATATTGACGGCGACATTATCCAAGCGGGTGATGTGCGCCTAATCCTTGAACTTATCGCCACCCGCCCCGCTGTGGGCTGCTTATCAACCATTGACGGCACAACTTACCGCATCATGGATGTGCAACCAATCCGTCTTACTGGTGAGGATGTGATTTATATATGCCAGTTAAGGTCAAATTGATGTTGCCGATAGG